GTCAACACTCATTTCCTTTTTCAACTTAACGTTTTGATTAACCAACCGTTCTATTTCATATAGTTTTCGGTTGATAGTTTTAATGGCTTCGTTTACTTTAGTTTTGTTGGTAACTGTATCGTCCCGTTTATAGTCTTTGTAACTAACTTCGTTTAAGTGTAGTTGACTTGCTACTCGTTTAAATTCACTTCCTTCAAAGTTACGATTACCAGCTGGTTCTTTTTTGTATCCAAGTACTTCAATGTGTTCATCGTCTAAGTCATCTTCGTCTTTTGATTTAGCGAACGCGCTTGGAGTTTTAACAGGACCTTCACCACCATCCATATTAGCGGTAACATTTGCTTCCTCAAGTTCTTCAATTTCTAGAAGTTCTCGTAAACGTTTGTCTATGTCTTGTTCTAATGCCATTATTTTTTAAACCCTTTTACAGTCTTACGTGGATTTGCCATATCACCCATTTTTTGCACTAAAGTAATTTGTTTTTGTATAATTCCTTGCATCATTTCCAAGGTCTCAACATCAAACTCATCTTTAACAGCTTTAATAAAGGTTTTAGTGTCCATACCCCTAGCTTCTGTTTGTACATCGTGGTTTGTATTTGTATTAACAGGTTCGAATGTAGCATCCTCGTTTGTCTTAAACGCTTGTGTACTATTTCCACTCCATAATATTGCTTCGTCTATTGATTTAAGTTTTTCGAGGTTATTAACTCTAGTAGTTTGTTTGTTATAAAATACAGAAACAACATCTGATAAATCATACAACTTATCAGAGAATCTAGAAATTTGACTGCCTATTGTTGAATCAGTTGCTTTAACCCATACTTTATTAACTTTGGCTGCCAATGAAGCAATGTCTGTTTCAACCCCGTCAAGTGCTTTCATATCCTTTGTTAGTATTGCTAATAATTTTTTCTTATCTTTAGCGTTGTATTCTTTACCTTCAAATTTAGCTTCGTTTAATAAACTTTTTAATTTTAACATTATAGGACAGCCTTTTTTAACTCACTAGTTAATTCATAGTATTTCATTAATGCTAAGACTTCATCATCCTTAACTACTTTACCTTTGGTAAGTTCTGTTAATAATTTAATGGATTCTTTAATTTTAATTTTAGTTACTGTATCAGTAACAGAATCATTTAACATTTTAAGTTCTTTTGACAGCTTAATACATTCCTTAGCAACAAATTCTTTCATTGTAGTTGTGTTCGATACATTTGTAATGTACTTCTTTAACAATGTTTTTTGTTTAACACCAAAGTTTTGATATTTACTATTGAATTTTTCCAACATTAATTTGTATGCTAGTTGACGAATGTCTTTGTCTTCCTTAGAAAAGTCTTCTGTTAGTGTTTGTTTATTTTCCGTCGATGAAACATTAAACGTAATGTGTTCTAGTAATGTATATTTACTTTCCACTAAAGTTTTTGGATTGTCTTCAACTTTATATTCAAATATTGTGTAGATACTAGCCAATACTTTATAATTGGAAACTCTTGAGCTGAAGAAGTCATCTATGTTCCAAGTATCCCGAATTTCTTTGATAAGGTTATACTTTTCTCGTGTTAACGTTGTGTTGTTTAATTTGGCCTTTGCTGTAATACACGCTTCCACTAAACTGTTTGCTTTATTTTCTGTATTAAACTTTTCTTTAATTATAGTTTGGTACAATGCCAATTCTTTACTTAAAGGTTTGTTCTTATTAAAATACTTCCTAATTAAAGTACCCGCTTTGGATTCCGATACATTGTTTAACGTGTCAGAAGTTATTTGTCTTACAAGTAATTCAAATAAAATTCCTGTGTTCTTAAATTTTGAATGTTTAATTTTTTTCATTGTCCGTTTATCCGTATATAGATGTACTATTTTTCATTAATAAATATTAATATTTTTTATTTTCCGTTGTCATCTAACAAGTTACTTTCATCTAACATTGTTCCTGTATCGTTGTCCGTTTGTGTAACGTTAAGTGATTCAATTAGTACACTTTTTGTCTTTATGCCCTTGCCTTGTCTAACTGATTTAGCTAAAGACTCAATTGCCATTGGACCACCTTTGAAATTATGTTTAAGTGGTGACGTACTTTTGTCTCGATTAATACCAGGTTTATCAGGTTTCCCTAATGGATTTCTACCAAGATTATTATCGTCTGTTCCAATGGTTCCGGGTTCACTTGGTCTACCGCCATTGTATTCCTGTTCCACGTAATCTCCGTCACCGGGTCTAGTACTATGTAATGCTGCTATATCGTGTGGCGTACCAAATGACTCACCGGTAATTGCAGGATCGTTTCCTTCATCTTCAATTTGCATCTTCCGGAATCCTTGTTTTAAATCATCAATAACGCCAAGCTGTTCTTTTTTGTATTGGTCATCCGACATATTAAATATATTTTGGTATATCCATTGTTCACTTAACATTTTCAAGTCTTTCATTGAAGTTGCTAAATCGACTTTTTGATTCCACAATTCAATTTTCTCTTGTTCAAATATAATAGACGGACTAGTCATTGTTAATTCAAAATTAACTAGTTCAGCGTCTGTGTAACCTTGTGATGCTAAGTGTACCACTGCCATTTTAGTTAATTCGGATATTAATATTTTTTGTAGTCTTTCAATTGTACGGGCAAAACGAATATCCATCTGTGATAGTGTTGCTTTGTCACCCAGGTCCTCAGAATACCCAATAAAAGCTTTTGGTACACGTAAAGCTGCCAACATTCTATTTCTTAAATATTCAATATCATCTATTGCTTCGTATGTCAGTCCCGATAAGGTATCTATTTCAGTGCTACTGTTTCCACCACGTACCGGAAGATAAAAGTCCTCTGTGATGTTTTGCATATTGTATTTTAAATTGTAATCACCTGTTGCTTCATCCACAAATGGAACTTTCTTCATCTGTTCGATAATACGTTGCATATATTGGTCAACTTCGTTTGGTGGAATATTACCAACGTCAATTTTAAATATACGTCTTTCTGGTGCTCTCATAATACGATGTATCATCATCGCGTCTTCCATTAATGTAAGTTGTTTCCAAGCTTTTCTAGCACCTTCTAGTTGTGATTTTCCGTAAGGTAAAAAGTTACTGTCTGATATAAGTCTAAAATGTGATACCTCAAAGTTCTTTAAGAACAAGTTTTCACTGCCGGCACCTTGTTGAATGAAACGTACTTCGTAAGGGTTTTTTTCATTGTAACCTTCCTCACGTATCATTTCGTAGGCACTCATTGGTGTTACCCCAACAATACCTATTTCTTCTTCTATGTCGTGATATAAATAAAAGTCACCATATTTACACATTGAACGCACCCAAGGCCATAAATTAAATTCAATATTAATTATGTCATAAAATAAGTTGTATAATATTTTTCTTATATTTTCATCAGTTGACTTTATGGTAAGTATATCACCATACTCATCTTTCATTGTGGATTCGTCCGCATATATATCTAGAATTGAAGATATAATTGAATCTTGGTCCATACTTTCGTAATCACCAAACAGTTGTAATTTACTAGCGTGATAATTGTAATTTTGATTATATGAAGCAGCGGTAGTGGAACCACCGTGAAGTCTAGCAAACCTGTCAACGTATCTTGAGTTGTTTAAGTTTCCTGCACTTTGTAGTCTGTCGGTATCAATTACCCGTAAACGATTTTTACCAATACGCCTAACAACGGTATTAGTATTAAATAGTTTATTTAATCTACTTCTTAAATTTTTTTCTGCCATAATTAACTTCTTATATTATTAATAAATATAAATATTTAGTTTTATTAGTATTTTTTACAACAACCAACGGGTGTCCATATCCCCGTCTTTAGTAGGCATAGTCCAATTACTATCCTTTAACTGTGCAGATTTATTTGTATAAACACCTGAGTTACGGGAAATTCCGTTTAGTGAAGAACGTGTAAGTTCAATTCCTTGTTGTCTTAATTTTAATGCTGTGTCTCTAACCCATAGTGCTATTGCCCAAGCCATTACTAAATCATCGTTGTAACCACTTTGTGCTTCTGGTTTACTTCCGTTCCAAATAAATGTAAATAGTTCTTGTATTAGTCTTGTGTCTTTTATAATTGGAGAGCGTTCCCTCATCAATGTTTCAAGTTTACTAATTAACAATGGTCTTGTTCTTGCGGAAGTAGTAAACCCGGGTACCATTTGAGATTTATCTTTCATATCATACCCTTTTTGATAATATACATCAGGGTCTTGATAACCTTCGTTTTTATAAGTGTAATATAAATTTGGATATGCTCTGTCAATGGCAACTTGTATAACTGCCCAACCAATATTAGCGTTCTCAATAACTAGTAACGCATTGTTCCATTCAGTTGCAACACTTACCAACATATTACCATATTCGGTGGTACCTAGTTGTCCTTTAAAACTTGCTACCTGTTTTAATGATTCCACGTCAAGTATATGAAACGCACTGTAATCACGTGAATCACCCCTAGCAACATCCGCCACCACCATATAATCCCTACTGTAATCAGCATAGTCCCATATCCAAAATTCTTGACCTACTCCACGTTTTTCTAAAGGTTCTTCTACGTGTGTATCTTTGTACCATTGTAATACTTCCCCGTCTACCACGGTATGACCGGAACTAATAAAGTCACAGTCACATTCCTGTCCTGCTTTCTTAGGTCCAAGTAAATCGTTTTGTTCATCTCTCCAAGTTTGATTTCTTTCCGGGTGTACTGTCCAATGTAATTTAATTGGATTCCATTGATCTCCACGTTCACCTTTTTCCCACGTCTTGTGAAAGAAGTTTCCAACACCATTTGGTGTACTTAACACAATAGCTGAACCACCTGTTGATAGTGTACTTTGTGCCGATGTCCAAATTTCGTCAATATCTCGTATAAATGCAGCTTCATCAATTATCAACAAGGATAATGCTTCAGAACGTCCAGCGTCTCCGGATGCGGAAACAGCTTTAATTTGAGATCCGTTTTTCATACGCATTCCCAACTTATTATCTTCATCTGTTTGTGCTTTTAACCAACTTGGAAGTCCGTCCTGCATTACACGTACTTTCGTAACTAAGTTTTTAGCTACTTCCTGTTTAGTTGCAATTACAAGTATGTTGTAATCTTCTTGGAATGTCATAGCCCATAATG